CAAAGGTCTGGTATCAGGTGTTAGCGCAGAACAAAAGAAACTATTAGCTGACACTGAAGCTACACGAGACGCAGCGGCAGAGAATCTGGCAGCAACAGAAGCTAGTGAGAATAGTCTAAAACTTCAAGGTAAATCTGAAAAAGAAATTAGAGACCTTAAGATACAACAGACTGATGAAGTTATTCTCGCTACTCAAGCTATCTTAGAACAACAAAGACAACAAGTAAAAGCACAAGTAGAGGCACAAGAAAGAAACAAGACTATCGCTCAGAATGTTATACGTTTCTTGACACTACCTTTAACTGCATTGTTGAAGACAGTCGATATGATGACTGCAGCAATTAGTAAAATTCCTGGTATTGATATTGCTACTAATCTTGAAGAAGGATTTAGTGGTGGTTTAGCAAACATGTTATTTGATCCAGAAGAGACTGCAGAAGCTGGCGCAGAGACAGTGGCAGAAACAGAGAAGCAGCTGGCTGCGTTAAAAAACAAAAGAGATGGTTACATACTTGCAAATCAAAAAGCTGATCAAGACGCAGCCGATAAAGCTAAAGCACTCAGAGATAAAGAGGCAGCTGATGCAGCAGCCGCAGCAGAAAAGTTAGCAGCAGAACAAGAAGCAGCGAGAAAGAAACAAGAAGCATTAGATCAAGCAGCAAGAGAAAAGGCTTTAGCTAATAGAGAGTTTATTGATGGTCTATTACAACAAGCTAACTTGGATGCAATGGATGATTTCTATATGCGAGCACAAGCTGAACTTCAAATCCAAATGGATACTGATCTTGAGAAATTAAGAATGGCAGGTGCTACACAAGAAGAGATTGGTAGAATTGAAGCTAGTTACCAAAGAAAGTCTAAACAATTAGCTAAAGAAGAAGCAGACTACAAAAAAGCACTCAGAGAACAAGATGTACAAAATGCATTATCAGCGGGTTCTGCAGTTCTTGGTTCTATTGTTCAATTAGTTGGAGAAGGTACAGCAGTTGGTAAAGCAGCAGCGATTGCACAAACTACCATAGACACATACAGTTCAGCGACAGCAGCTTATAAGTCTACAGTTGGTATTCCAGTAGTGGGTCCAGTTTTAGCACCCATCGCAGCGGGTGTAGCTGTGGCAGCAGGTCTAGCTAATATTAAAAAGATTATTGCTACCAAAACACCTGGTAATAAATCTGCTGGCGCAGCACCATCAATTAGTGCACCAACAGCAACACCAGTGGATCCTAATGCAGCTATTGCAGGTGCAGCACAAGGACAACAACAATCAAATCAAATAACTTTAGGTAATCAACAAGGTAGTTCACAAGCACCAATAGTTAAAGCTTATGTTGTTAGTTCAGAAATGTCTACACAACAAGAAGCAGATAAAAAAATAAATGACTTAGCACGTCTATAATATATAAAGTATGAACAAGATAGTAGAGCTTATAATCAATATGGAGGAATTCGAATTCGAAGATCTCGGAGTAGAAATTATGTCATTAGTAGATAAGCCTGCTATTGAAGTAAATTGGATGGCATTTAATGAACATCATTTTGTTAAACCAACTGCTGGTGAATCTAAAGATGCATTTATTAGTAGATGTATTCCAGTAGTAATTGAAGAAGGTAAAGATGCTGATCAAGCTGCTGCTATTTGTTATACTTATTGGGATGAAGGAGCAGCATTTGAAGAACATGTTTTAAAAATAGCAGCTGAAGTTGGTGAATCTATTGATCCTGAACAAATTATTTATGTAGACGCTAATAAATCAGAGTTTGCATCATTAGGTGATTATTTACAAGGTATCAGAGCGTTGGATGTTTTGTCTTCATTAACTGATGAAGCTAGAGAACAAGAAGCTGATATTAGATATAGATACGCAGGACCTAGTGGACAAAGAACATTTTGTGCTACTCTAAAAGCTTTAAATAGAATTTATAGTAGAGCTGAAGTTGCACAAATGGATAACTTTAATCCAGGTTTTGGTGCAGGTGGATCATCAAGATATTCAGTTTTTAACTATAAAGGTGGACCTAATTGTAGACATTATTGGGAAGAGTTAGCAGTTTATAGAAATTCTAATGGTACTGAAGTTATTGTAAGTTTAGGACCTGCTAGAGGTAATGCAGGACAATCTAATAATTCAGATACCCCATCACCAGACGGTAGTCTTAGTAATAATGCATACTTAATGTCAAAAGCATGGTCATTTTCTAGTGATGATAAAATGATTATCACTGGACCAGCGATGATACCAAATGCTTTAATACCAAGAAAAGATGAAATGGGTAATCTATTCCATGTCTATTTCTCTAAAGATACAGTACAAAATATTGCAAAGAAGTTTTTAGAAGATAATAACACGCATAACACAGATATAAACCACGATGATAATGTAGTTAACGAGAATACTTTATTAGAATCATGGATTGTAGATAATCCAGAAATGGACAAATCAAAAGACTTAGGTTTTAATGTACCTGAAGGTAGTTGGATGGTGAGTTACAAAATCAATAATGAAGAGACTTGGGAAAAGATAAAAGCAGGTGAATTAAATGGTTTTAGTGTAACTGGAAACTTTTTAGAAATAGTACAAAGTTAATGTTCAAAAGATTAAAACAAATCTGGAAGTTTTCAGATAGTCAACCAACAGAGATTACACTTGCAATTGCTATTGCAATACTGGCGCCAATAGCAGTTTCAATTGAAATACACACTATGTGGTGGTTAAATGTAATGTTAGTTGGCGCAGGTTTATATCAAATAAGATGTATATCAAATGAAGATATTAGATGTCGTGTTAGAGCGGCATATTTCACTACTATGATGTATATGACTTGTTTAGGTTTTTATTTAACCACAATAGGTCTGCCAACACCATCACACTGGGGATGGGTTCTTTTAACGTATTCGTCATTTAGTACTTTAAACAGATTAAAAACAGAACAGTTACAACGTGGAGATAAGTGACATCATAGTACCATTAGCAAGTATTTTTACTACTGCAGGAGTTTGGCAATTCCTACAATTCAGACGTAAACAACAGTTTGAAGAAACCAAATATAATAAAGAAAACTCGACAGACGCCATGTACAAAGCAGATCTAAAAGAAAGAGTATGTAAATTAGAAGACTTACTCGCAGATGCATCTAAAGAAAAAGATGAAATGAGATCTCGTATTGAACTGTTAATTGGTGAAGTAAACTCATTACGTGTTGAAGTAGAATATCTAAAGAGAGAAAACGATCGTCTCAAAGATCGTAGCTAATTATAAACTTTTGTCAATATCAAACTAGTTTATATTTAATAACATCTGGTTAGACCAGATAAATCTAAAAAAAATCAATATTATGACAGTCAACGATTTAGTAAAGAAGCTAAGAGTTATGCTCGCAGCGGACACTGAAGTTGTAACTGAAGCTAAATTTGCAGACGCAGAGTTAGTTGATGGCACGATCGTTTATACTGAAGGAGAATTGGTAGTTGGAGCAACATTACTCGTAAGAGTTGATGAAGGCGAAGAATCACCATATGCACCTGAAGGTATTCACGAAACAACTGATGGAAAATTAATTGGTGTTGGTCCTAATGGTGAGATTATGGAAATCTCAGAAGTTGAAGCAGAAGCTAAACCTGAAGAAGTTATCGAAGAGGTAATGGAAGAGGTAGAAGTTGAAGTTCCAGTTTCTGAAGAAGCAATTCCTGCAACTGAAGAGTTGTTAACAGGTATCGCTGAAATGATTGCTCCATTCACTGAAGAGATCGCAGCATTAACAGAAGAAGTAACTGAACTTAAAGCTAAGTTTTCACAACTTGCAGATGAGCCAGGTGCTAAACCTATTAGAAACACATTTGCAGAAAACAAGAAAATTGCAGATGACAATCTAGCAAAAAGAATGGACTTTTTAAGAGCTGTTCGCAAAAACTAATTAACCAAAACAAACAAAAAAACAATTTAAAATTATGGCATTCGGATTTGATGTTTCAGCTTTACCAGCATATACGGACCAATTATCATTGGACCTTATCTCTAAAGTTGTATTAAAAACTGATCTACTTGATTATGTAGATCTTCGCTCAGGTTTCACTAGTGGAACAGTAGCAATTAACCTTGTTGATGCAGACTTACCTGTATCAGCTCTATCTTGTGGATGGACTTCAGATGGTCAAGTAACTTACTCTCAAGTTAACGTAACTATCGAGTCTCTACAATCTAAAACAGAAATGTGTATCGAAGATTTAAGAGCTAAATACCAATCAGCATTTATGAATGCAGGTACTGGTAATGATTTCTTACCTTTCGAACAAGTTATTTCTGAGTCTTACACTGACAAATTGAGAAAGTACAACGAAGGTTTCTTGATCAACGGTTTCGGTGCTACTACTGGATTGAAAGCACAGATTACTTCTGCTAACGGTGCAAACTTACAAGCTGGTACTCCAGCTGCATGGGATGCTACTAACGCATACGAACAAGCATTAGACTTGTATGACGCAATCGACGAGTCTGTAAAAGACAGAGATGATTTGATCATGGTAGTTTCTCCTGATGCATACCGTGCATTAGTTAGATCTTTAGTTGCTCAAAACTTGTATCACTTCAATTCAGTTGAAGGTAACGAAGTAATGATCCTTCCTGGAACTAACGTAACTATCGTTAAGTCTTCA